TGTCTCTCTGTTCTTAGATGTTGAGCCTTTAAGAATGCCTTTGCTTTCACCAACTTTACCTAGCTTTCTTGTTAGCTTCCAATCTTTTTCTCTGCTTAAACTATTAATAAAACTTAAAGCTCCTGTAGTAAGTAACACTCTAAAATCTTGTTTGTAGTATATCTCAGATACAGCATTTAAAAACTGTTTGCCAATTCCTATGCCTTGAAAGTCTGGTAATACTACCATTCTATGTATCTTCTTAAAGTTGCAACATTTAGGGTGAGGAAAGTGAGTGATTGCTGCAAACGCTATAGGAAATCCTTTATATTCTAAAGCGTAACAATGACTGCCTCTTAATATTTCATGTGTTAAATAGTGATAGTTAGCAAATGATTTCCATTCGTCAACTGACGCTGTTCTAAGTTGGAATGTAAGTTTTGGTCGTTGCCAAAGTAACCCCCTATTAAAACTTTTTGCATTAGTATCAAATATCCAATCAGGTTGTAACCATTCAATTATATCACTATGACACGATACAGCAATAAATTTATAGTTATTCTTTCTAATAAAGTTACTTACAGCTAGTGAAGTGACTTTAGCTACGTCTCTATCAACAACGCTAGTAAACTCATCAAAGATAACTGTATCATTTTTTTCTAGTAACAATCGTGCTAAATCTACACGCATCTTTTGACCATTAGATAATAGATGATATGGTTTCAACCAATTTAATGGGCTTGAGAAACCTACTTTTGTTAATGACTCAATAATTTTATCACTAGATAAACTTGTATCAAAGTTATCTACAATTGATTTTGACTCGTCCCATTTATGTTCTTTGAACAAATAAAACTCTTTAAACTTTTCTTTTGCTATTGTTGTTTTGCCTGTTCCACTTTGACCTACAATTAATCCTATGTTCCAATCAAAATTAGTTTCAAAGTTTACCATAAACTCATCTACAATTTCATCAAAACTAATATCATACATTTTGCATATATAATTATTACGTTCAGTCTTGTCAAACTTTGTTGTTTTAGTAATTACTGTTGTTTTTTCTGCTACTTCAAATAAATCATTCATAACTCTCTCCTAAAGTTAATAATCCCACATCCAACCTAAATTACTTTGTGCCCACACTTCAATTGAATTTTGATATTCAGTCATGTCGCTTGTGGTTAATTTTGTTGTTGACTTAATAAGTTCTACAGGCATACCTGCTATTTCTGTTTGATACCTTAAGAATTTATATCCCATTAATTCATGAATACGGTCTTTATCAATACCTGTATGTCTTGAAATGCTTGTATACAATTCCCATAGTCTTTCGTTTTGTTCTAAGCTACGGTTAAGTTTAGCGTCTGTTACTGTTACACGCCAGCGTTTAGTAAAGTCAAGAGTCTTGAGCTTTTCTATAAGCTGAGGTAAGTTTTGCTGCGTTAGTGACCATTTTATCATCTCTCCATCCTTTCGTTTTAAATACTTGTCCATCTTTAGATACAGCTTTATATTGTATATCATCTCCAAACAACTTTTTACATTGTTTAATAAAATCGTTTATTGTCATGGTGCTTCTCTATAACATAAAGTTTTTTGACTAAACCAAAAGTTAAACGACCCTTCCCATTGCCCATTGCGATTCTTTTGCACGAACACTTTTGCATCAGGAATTATTTTAAGCTCATCATCTGAAGTTTTACCTTCTTCAACTAGCTTTTCTTTATAACGATTTCTCCATACACAAATGATATTATCGCAGAGGTTCCGAATATGGCTAGAACCCATGATATTAGTTGCGTCAGGTATTTCTGTTTCGTCTTTCATTTTTCTTGTGTGTGCCACTAAAAAAATTTGAACTTGCAGGTCTCTGGCAGTTACAGCCAATCTATCTGCAAAGAGTTTTTGTTTTTCTAAAGACTCTTCACTAATATCACTCATTTTCATCAAGGAATCAACCACAAATACTTCCACACCTAATATGTGCTTTCCATAAAACATAGTGGCTATCATATCGTCTGAAGTAGTGGTTCCTGTTTGGTCGTAAACATACAGTTTATCTTTTGCCCGTTCACAAAACTTGCGTATGTAATCGTCTGTGGGCTCTGGTGAACCTAAAGTCTGATTTATCATCCGACCAATAGTTAATACAGGTCTCATTTCTAAAGAAGCAATTAAACATTTTGTGTTTTGTCTCATTAAAGATAATATAACTTGTGACAGCCACATGGATTTGCCATGTCCTGATACCCCTGTAAGTATGGTTAATTCCGAAGCTCTGACACGAAATCTATCTTCTGTTTTTACCCAACCTAAAGATTTTCCTGAATTAATCTCTTCGTTAAAGTATTTTATAACGTCATCTGTAAACAAGTCGGTTGACTTTACTTTGAACTCAGCTTGACCATATCCATCATTGTAAAATTCTTGAACTGCTGATTGAGTTATTGTGAGTTTATCAATGACTTCGCCAATGTTCATATTCCACCTTCCCAAACTTTACGAACTTGCTGCACTTCACCATCATTCCAGCGTTCTTGATTAATAAGCGTTAATGGAGCAGGTGAGAATCCTTCCTTCCATGATTTACTATCTTTCATTTTCTTAACATAGCTTATAACTTCATCTGCTATTGCATCAAGATTTTTATTTGCCCATCTCTCTAAACAAGTTTTCTTATTTACTTTACGAGTTGTAGGATACATTTCCCAAAATTCAGAAAATCTATTGGTCGTTTTAACGACATATATATTCTCTTCTCTTCTCTTTATCTTCTCTATGCTAGCAGGTTGATAATCTTTTTCTAGCCAACCTCTAGTAAATAATTCATTTACTATTTTGTCAACAAAATCAATAGAGTAGTGAAGTCTAAAAGCTATCTCAAAATTATCAGGTAAAATACCGTCACTTTCTGAACCTAAACACCATAACTCTACTAAAACAGCTTTTTGTTCAAAAGACAACTTATGAATTTCAATATCATTTATATAATCTGTACCATAAAACTTGAACCAAGTCATCTTTTTTTGATAACGTGGGTTTTTAGCTTTATAAAGATTGAACTTTTCCCAATTCTTAATTTTATACATAACTCTCCTTAAAATAGACATTCTTCATATTGTGTCAAATCTAACACAGTTTTTGCTCTAGAAACGACTTTTAGCTTACAATCAGGTCTATTCTCAAGAAACCATAGAGCAGAAGCCTTGTTACTAAAGGCTCTTAGTGGTTTTCCATCAAATTCGTCTAAAATGATAAAGCGTAAGTATTCCATAGAAAAGAACACTATCATAGAAAAAAGTGCTTGTAAACTACTTTTTTGCTAGTTTTTTGCTATTTTTTGACTATTTTTTGACTAAAAAGTGTTGACAGACGTTTTTTAATCAGTAAAATGATTGTTGTAGTATTTAACTTTAGGAGAGAAAAATGAATAATTACAACGTAAAATTATGTTATCAATCAAGTTTAGATAATTCTAAACATTACTTTGACTGTGTAGTAAGCTCTACAGATGATGAATCTGCTATACATCAATCATTTCTTGAACTTAGCAAAACTGTAAAAATTAAAAAATGGTTTATGGTTTCAGTTTCAAGTCCAGATGTAAAAAGTATTCAAGGTGTTCCTTTTGTAAGATATAGTGGCCTTAATATTGACTCTAAATATGTATTTTAACCAGGAGAGAAAAATGCTTTATGACAATAAATACCAACAATTTGACTACATTGTTATTGACTCTAATAATGATGATAAAGTTGTTGCAGAGAACTTTGACTGTTTAACTCATGCAGAACTTTGGATTGAAGTGCATAAAAAAGACTATCCAAATTCATTTCTTATTACTGAGCTTGCTTAAGGAAAATATTATGAAAATTTCAACAATGATAGTAATATGTGTGGCGTTCTATGCGTATATTTGGCTTTGCTTACAAATCATGGGTAAGTTAGCAGGTGCAATATGAATAAATACACATGGCTATTCCTTTTTGTATTTTGGGGGTATATAATATGGCGAATGGTTTAGAACAGATAGCAGATATTCTTAAACGATTGAATGACGAACTTAAATTAGATAACGATAAATGGGAGAGAGAAAATGTCACAACAACAACATTACGACCAGGTAATGATGCAACAACATCAACAAGAGGAGAGAGCAAAGATGAACTATAACGAACTACGTAAGATTAATGTATCAGACCATATTGAGAAAAAGAATGGTCTATCATATCTATCATGGGCTTGGGCTGTAGACACGCTTCTACAGCAAGACCCAACTGCTACATGGACTTATGGTGAACCTAAACAATTTGGTGAAACACTTATGGTGTTTTGCACAGTTCACGCTTTTGGTAAATCTATGACTTCACAATTACCTGTGCTTAACTTTAGAAATCAAGCTATAGTTAACCCTGACGCTATGGCAGTTAATACTGCTATGCAACGTTGTTTAGCTAAAGCTATTGCATTACATGGCATAGGTTTATATATCTATAGTGGTGAGGACATTCCAGAGTCAGAACAGCCAACATTAAAAGCTGTATCTAGTAAGGACTTTCTATGATAGAGCAACGCACAGAAGAGTGGTTTCAGCAAAGATTGGGAAAGGTCACGGCTAGTCGTATTAGTGATGTAATAGCTAAGACTAAAACAGGTGTGTCTACATCTCGTCAAAACTATCTTATACAGCTTGTATCAGAACGATTAACAGGAAAGAAAGGTGATAGCTTTGTTAATCAAGCTATGTTAGACGGGATAGAAAGAGAAGATGCTGCAAGAAAACTGTATGAAATAGAAAAAAACATATCTGTTTCAGAAGTAGGTTTTTTTGAGCATCCTATTATTTCTATGAGTGGTGCTAGTCCAGATGGTGCAGTTCATGCAGAAATTGAAGGTAAGTATGCAGGGCTCATTGAAATTAAGTGTCCCATAGAGACTACGCACACAAACACCTTAATGAGTAAGTCTGTTCCAAGTAAGTATTTACCACAGATACAATGGCAAATGGCTTGTGTAGGTGCTAGATGGGTGGATTTCGTGAGCTATAATCCAAATTTCCCTGATGCAATGAAAATTTTTATAGCAAGGGTTGACAGAGACGATAGTTATATAGCAGAATTGGAAGCTGAAGTAATTAAGTTTCTAGATGAAGTAGATGCAACAATTTTAA